TATTTTTCGCCATGAGCCTGCGGTGGCGTGGTGCGCCTCGTCAACGATAATAATATCAGGCCTCCAATTGATTGCGGTAAAATACGTAAGACGTTTAATAATAGTCTGAACGCTGGCGACCTGTACGTTGCTTGTAAAATTTGGCGTATATAGCGGGTTTACCATGCCGTGCTCAACATCGAATTTAGATAACGCTGCCGATGTTTGGCGCAGGAGTTCCACCCTGTGAACAAGTATAAGGGCGCGTTTTTGTTTTAAAGACGATTTGTGCGCGATATACGTAAACAGTACAGTTTTGCCCCCGCCTGTCGGAAGCACAAACAGAACCGATTTTACAAGCCTGGCGAATGCGTCCAGAATATTACTTACGCTTTTATCCTGATAGTGGCGTAACGTTATCATATTACGCCTCCTGTTTTTCTGCTATCATTTCGTCGATAGCTGCCTGTATTTTTTTTCGGGCCTCAAACTGTGACGGGTTTTTACGTTTCCAGTTTTCGATTGTGGTGGTTTTTACGCCAGCCCTTTCAAAAACCTGGTAAATTTTAAGACCGTGCTGTTCGCATTGCTCTTTGATAAGTTCGATTTCTTTTTTTTCAGTACTCATAATATAGTTAGTTATTTAGTGAAGGCGGCAGGATTCGAACCTGCATAATGTTTCGTTTCGGTGGTGAAATTTCAAACACCCCTGCCTACGGCTCGACTATCATTTAAGATAATATGCAGGTCGATTTACCTACTCCGTAACTTTCGCCATATGATTTCACGGTTTTAGCAACAGCGTCTACCAATTTCGCCACGCCTTCTAATTTTATACTGCAAATATAATGCATTAATTTTACATAAAATATTTTTTTATTCAAAATATTAGTATTAGGTTTGCGGTACTATAAATCATAAACGTTTTTATTATGGAATCCAAGAAAATTAAAATTCAAATTAAATCATTTTTATTTGGTAGAATTCTTTTTGAGTATGAAGCCGAAGGCAATACGATAAAAGAGACACTTAGAAACGCAGTCCTTAGTGGCGCAGACCTTAGAAACGCAGACCTTAGTGGCGCAGTCCTTAGTGGCGCAGTCCTTAGTGGCGCAGACCTTAGTGGCGCAGACCTTAGTGGCGCAGTCCTTCCTATCTATTGTAAATGGAGTATTTCTATTGTTGATGATAAAGTGAAAATAGGTTGCAAGATAAAAACCATCGAGGAATGGGATTCGTGGTTTGAAGGAACGGAAACATTCGATACTCCGCGAGATAGCGAAGCGTTTAAAAGAATACAGGCTAATTATATCGCAATTCGTGAGTATTATAAATTTTTAAATCTGTAATTATGCCTACAAAATTAACAGGCTACGAAAAAGCCATCTTAGCCGATACATTCGGCAGATCCCCAGGGTTGCAGGATTCGATTAAATCATCAATCGAAAAAGATAATTACAAACTCCTTAGTGAGTGTATTCACGTGCTGGCAACCCGTAGCGGTATGCAGCCTAAATTTGTTCAGGATAATATTTTTGAAATATCGGAATTATGATTAAGCCACAGGAATTAAGAATTGGGAATTATATTAGGAACGAAAAATACGGAATTGGCGTTGTATTCGGAACAAATAATCGTTATATACGGCTACATACAGATTCAGTACGCTTATTTTACGACAGCGAATTGTATCCGATACCTATAACCGAAGATATTTTATTGAAGGCTGGGTTTGAAAAAGCTAATGATAACGAACATTATTTTATAAAGCATTATGGTTATTGTTTAACACTTGACGGTCAAGATTGGTGCCTTAAACAGGTTATAAATGAACCGTACTATATTTGTTATTTAAAAAATCTCCACCAACTGCAAAACCTTTACTTCGCACTTACAGGCGAGGAACTAACCATTAATTTTTAGATTATGAAAACCCTAATAAATATATTATATGTCGGGATTTGGTCGATTCTGTATTATCTGACAGATTTTGAGCGCACCGCCATATTGCTACTAGCTACTATAAGTTTTTCACTAATTAATCTGGAAACTAAAAAATCAAAACCATGAAAACCATCCTATTACTACTTATCCTAACGCTGGCCTCATGCGCCACGCATACGAAAACCTACGGTTATAAAACCGAGCTAAATACAGGCGAATTTATCCGCGTAGAGGGTTTTAAGACCCGTGCGCAGGCCGATAGCGCCGTTAGTATGTTACTAAACGTTAAACGCAGTCGTGTGCTGGTTAAATACCATAATTGATTATGAAAAAGGTAATATTATTTATATCTGCATCCGTAATATGCTCGTTGTTTATGGCTTGTGTATTTTATGCAGGTATGGTTTTTATATTTGGATCTTCGGATTTTAGGGTTTGGAATATAGCTGCTAAGTCTTTTGTTTTTATGTTGTGGCTTTTAATATCGGCAGCTATAACTTTTTCTATCAAATTTAACTCGCATGAATAACCCAATATCAAAAACAGGTTTAGACTACATCGAACGCTCCCCACTCGATTATTGGTGGAAATTTGTAAATCCGCAGCGTGACCCTTACGTAAAATCGAAAGACACCTTGTTCGATGAAGCTCTCAGGATGTCGGTATTTCAACCAGAATTGTTTGCGGGCCATTACGTTCAATATTCGCGTAAAGACGAACGTAGCCAGATCGCCAAGTCAGAAAACGCAGCAATGCAGCGCGCAACAGCCGAACGAGGGCAGGAAATCATGTCTCCTTCGGATTTTCAGAAAATAACTGAAATTCGCCAGTCGCTTTTAAATCACTCGGCCTGCAAGGAAATAATTGGAAATGGCACTGTCGGCCAGGCTGTACGTTTTACGGCTTCCGATGTAGAAATTAAACTCCTGCCGCATTGGATATACGCGGAATCGGTCGTAATATACCTGTACACCGATACCGACCCGAGCGAAACAGGTTTTATAAAAAACTGCGCCAACTCAAAACACTACAAACGCGCCGCATTACAGATGGATGCGCTTGGAGTTGAGGAATTTATTTTTATCGTATGTGGCAAGGAATCGCCCCACAAAATAGGCGTTTACCAGTTAGACGATAGGGCAGTAAATTTCGGGCGTGAGCAGTATTTGAAAAACTGTGAGGTGTATGCTCAGTGTCTTAAAAGCAATATTTGGCCGGGACCACCTCAAAGAATAGAAGTTGTATCACTGCCTGAATGGGCTTTAAAATAGAATGTTATGAGAAAATGGGAAATGAAACCGGGTTTTAAGGTAGGTAGTGTTGCTCCTAACGAAAAAAGTATAGCTATAACTTGTTGTAATTTCACAGCCTTTAATGATGTTGATTCGTGGCCTATACAGAGCGCAGAAGCTTTATTTTACAATGGAGGTCAAAAACTAATATCTCTTGTAGGCGTTTGGAAACCTAAAGGAAGCCCGTCGTTATTATGACACCCGAAACCACCCAAATACTCGAACTCGTGTCTACACGCAAAACCATCGGTATTATCGGTTCACGTGGATACGATGATTACCCTCATTTTTCGGCATGGGTACATTACTACACGCAGAATGTACCTAATGCTTGTTTCGTTAGTGGTGGGTGTGCTACAGGTGCCGACAATCTAATCGAAATGTATTGCCACGATAAAGGGTTACCGATTTTAATATTCTATCCGCGATACGGAGAATATGGCAAACGCGCCCCGTTAGAGCGTAACAAACAGATTGTTGAGGCCTCCAATATGTTAATCGCATTTTGGGACGGCAAATCAACCGGTACAGCTCACACGCTGGGACTGGCAAGAGAAAAAAATATACCAATACGAATTATAAATATTTAATCCCGACGGGGTAACGTACAAAAATTATGGCAGATTTAACCGCTAAAGGAATTATTAAACTAATAAAACCAACCGAAGCTGTAGGCACGCAAGGTTTTGAAAAACGAATCATGGTGCTTACTACAGACGAGCAGTACCCGCAAACTATAGAGTTTGAGTTCCACCAGGGCAACGTAACTAAATTGGATGCATTTTTACCAGGACAAACCGTAAATGTATGGTTTAACCTGCGCGGCCGTGAGTGGGTTAACCCGCAAGGCGAAACTAAAGTTTTCAATACGCTGCAAGGTTGGAACATCGCTCACGTTGCAGGCCAACCAGCCACAGCGCCACCGCAGGCACAGGCAGCCACCCCGGCACGCAAATACGTTCATACCGCTACGGATGCTACAGAGGCAGGATATAAGCAAGCCGGATGGACTGAAGATGTTTTGGTACAGCACGGTAAAGGCCACTTCGTACAAGCTGCGCCCCCTGTTGCTGCCCCACCGCAGGCACCACCTGCGAGTTACCCTCTAGCAGTACCGCCGCAAGCTGCGCCGGCCCAAGCCGGAGTTCCTGATCCAGATTTACCTTTTTAATTATGGAGCCAAAAAAAATAAAAATAGAAGATCTCTACAAGGATGTAGAGGGAATGGCCGAAGAGGATTGGTTAATACAGTTGTTGAATCAGCCGCCACCCGAGGCATGGGTAAAAACGCACCCTATGATAGCGAATTACAATTACCTGCCTATTGATAAGGTTGAGTATTTATTAAAAAAAATATTCAAAAAGTTTAGGATTGAGGTAAAAGAAGTTCAGCAAATGTTTAATGCTGTAACCGTAACTGTTAGGGTAAATTATGTACACCCGATTACTGGCGAATGGGATTATCACGACGGCGTAGGGGCTGAGGATTTACAGGTCAAAAAAGGATCTGCACCATCTGATTTGTCGGCTGTAAATAAAGCGGCTTTAAAAATGGCTTTGCCTATAGCTAAAACGGTAGCTATTAAAGACGCGTGCGACCACTTCGGCAGGCTGTTCGGATCTGACTTAAACCGTAAGGATCAAATCGAATACACGGTATCTGAAGGCCTCCAAAACAAAACGAGTAAGGTTGCCGAGTTAAATGCTAAACTCGAAAATAAAACCGCTGTGCCTGAAACCATGCCAGAACCGAAAGAGGTGCCGCCACCACCGAGACAGGAACCTGCATCACGTTCTGAACGCACGCCACCTCCTTACCGAACTGACTTAACGCTACCGCCGCCGGTACCAACAGAGTTACCGAAACCTAATTGGGATGATGCTTTTTAATTTAATAAATAACAAAAACCATGAGAATTACAAAACAAATAGCGGATGATGTCGCTAAAAAACTTACCGAGAAAAAAAGTAAAGAACTGGAAGAGCTTAAAAGTAAATTGAGCGATTTGGTAAAAAAAGAATACGATAAAAAAATACCCACAGAGGTTATAGAGTTAGCTAAATTGTACCCGAGTTATTTTGATTTTAACAGGTATGTTAGGCTTAACGGAAACGGATGGAGCTACAAGAATATAGAGCTTAAAGGCACCGTTATCTCTCAAAACGGCAGTTCTCATTTAGAGCCGGATAATAAGGCATCTTTAGCTATAAAATCAATAAGCGATAAAGTTGACGACATGAACGCTAATATTTCACGCCTTAAAACTGACGTTTCTAACGCGATTTACAACCTAAGGACTTACGCTAAGGTTTCAGAGAATTTTCCCGAGGCCATATCGTTTCTGCCTAAACAGCAAAACACAGCTTTACAGTTAAATATCAGTGATATTAAACAACGACTAAAATAAATTTTTCTTATATTTACAACCATTTTAAAAATGGTTTGGGTTTATAGTAAAAAATCCCCTTCGTTAATTCGGAGGGGATTTTTGTATTTTAATTATCTAGGGTTTTTATTTCGGAGGTGCAACCTGAAAATGCATCCAGTCATAATTAGCCTCACGCCCTAAACTTACCCATCCATGCTTATAAAAAATATCAATCATTTTTTTATACTCAGGGCGTGCAAATCTGGCGGTTTTTTTAGTCTCATGTAACTTATTGCGGGCAGGGTCTAAATCGACTGCACAGCCCCACGAATGGACGCTATAATTGCTACCCCCGCGCATTACCCTAAACTCAAAACAGCCTCCAAACAAATCGATGCCAAGCTCTACTATTTTTTCGTAGCCGTAGGCGGCCAAAATATCCTCAAAAATCAATTTAAGCGTAGTGGCTACTTTTTTATGGCAACGCGTTCGGTTTACTTTTTTATCTAAATCCCACGCGATACGCATAGGGTACGGTAAATCTATATAAACCAGATAACCACCGTTCGGATCAGGGTTACCGTAATTCTGCATTAACTGCCGGGTGGTTATTAAATTACTCATAATTATAATTTTTGAATAAACAGCGATACGATGTATGGCTGCATATTTTTATTAACTGCTGATTCTCCGGCATTATTCGTAACGGCCGCTCCACCCGTACCCAATTCCTGCACAGGATAATCGTTTCCGAAATTCAGGACGTTTCCTGCTCCCGGTTGGCGTTTTAATATTTGGGTTGCCAATCCGTGGTTGTGCTGCGGCACTATAGCATCTTTATTACCGCCGATATCGCCCATAACAGTATAACCGGTGCCGTAAGCAACACCAACGCGGCCGCCTCGGTTTTTAGTACCGTTAAGCCCGTTACATATCGCGAATCCCGGCCACAAACCGTTAGACAGGCCTAAACCGTTACTGTCAAAATTAGCGGTTAAATACGATTGTGGGCAATCCAGTTCGATTACCTGGTACTGAGCGTAACGGTTATCTTTTAACCACTTGGTACGGCTCGCAAGCTGTTTTCCTTGTTGGTTGGCTATGCCCTCTGGGCCGCCTTCAACCGGGTCGGTGGTTTCGAGTTGGTATATACCATCTACAAAACCTAATGATTCTGGTAATGTTGCCATATTAGAATGATATTTGCCAATATCCGTTTAGGATAATATCAGCGTTTTTATTAATTACCTCTCTTACTTTACGGGCGAATAGCGTTCCATCAACAGAACGTATGCCAAGCTCTCTAATCGCTAAACCGTTGCCTTCGGCAGAACCTAACGACCACGCAAAACGAACAGATGAAACGGTCGGATATGTTACCGCGCCTAAATTCTTAGTAAATGCGCCCGTAATAGCTGTGTTAGTTCCGACTGGCTGCGTGCCGTTGGTGCCGAACGATATTTGGCTTAGTTTTTTGGAGGCTAACGCCTGCCCAAGTAATTGCGTTACGATTTGACGACCGTTGTTTACTACAAGGTTTTTATCCTCGTAATGTTCAATAACTTCGCCTGTTTTAGCGTCGATTATATCAAAAACCACTTCGCCTTTTAGTGGTGGTATTGTATCCATAATTATACGTTTTGAGTGTTTATAGTAAGTGTATCGTGTGATTCTACATATCGCTGCGAGCCGTCATAATTAAACGCCCCGTTGTAGAACCTGGCTATATAACCTAAATCCTCTAATAACGGTGGGTTATCGTATTCAAAATATAAGTCGTCGTTTAATTGTGGTATCGTGTCCTCAACAGCAACCGTGTATGATATGCCTTCAAGGTATGAACGGGCGGGTTTGTACTCCCTAATTAATTTTGCAAGCGTAGACTGCGAAACCCCATCAACCCCAACCGTATCGCCTAAAACAGATTCGATACTAAATCGGGCCCAATCGGTGTCAACGTCTCCCGTGTCGATGCCTTCAATTAATGTGTCATCCTGGTAGCCTACTAATATCATAGCCTGTTTTATAGCCCATACTGTACCCCTGTAACGTTTCAGTTCGATAGCCTGTTTTATTATTGCCCTGCGCTGCTCGTCATTCGTAGCGGCACCGTAACCCATAAAACCTTCAACGTCGAACTGGCGAGCCAGTAAGGGTAGCGCGGAGGCGGTAACGGTATCGATTATATAAACCAATACGGCTTCGATTTCGAGCTGCGCCATACGACTTGCAAACACAGCATCGAACGCCGCTATATGCGGTATTCCTGATATTGAGCTGGCTAATATGTTTTCGTTAGTTTGTGGCATAAAAAATTACCCCTCATTATAACCAACCACGGTTACGTTTATCGCTGTTATATTTGCAAACTGATTATAACCGACTATTAAATCGGTTGCAGGTGTTATCACGTTTGCTTTATAAACACCCTCAACAACTGAAAGCGCTTTTATCTGGTCGATTATTACATCCTGCCCAAGCAATTTACGGCGGCCATCCCTGAACGCTTCTAAATTCGCTTCAACTACCGGCACAACGTTATCAACTACCGCTCCTGAATATAAAATAAGCTCAACAACAATCGATGTATCAACCCCTGTTGGCGATGTAGCGAATACCGTATCGTTCAATGGGCGTATGCGGTCAGCATTCAGGATAACCAAAATAGCCTCCAATAATTCAGGTGGCGTTTCGTCTAAATCCTCTACAAGCGGGAACACCTCTACGGTGCCCGGTATTGGATCTCCGATTGATTTACCGGCAGGTATAGTGTCGCCGTCCTGGTAACGCCTATTATCGACCGCTACGTCGATTATAAGAGGGCTGGCTGTCTTAGTCCAGTATTCGTATGCTTTATATGGCCCTGCTGTTGAAAACGCGTTAGGCGCAAGGCGTATGCGTTCCCTTAGCTGGTCGTCTGTCTCGGCATTGCTGCCGCCCTCGGTAATATCTATATTGGAGGCTGTCGCTAAATACGGGTACGGGTCAAGTATAACCGATACCGCACCTATAGCGTAATCGTTGCTGCCTGTGCCCGGCGTTGTAGCTATTGCCGATACCGTAACGGTATTATCGGCAGCCAGCACGCTGTAATTTTGAATTATAGTAAATGTGGCTCGCCCATCCGTAGACTGAATGCGTGTGCCCGAAGGAATAACCACGTCGCCATGACCTTCGACAAGAGTGAGTAAAATCGTTGCAAATGCCGAAGCAGCAGGCAAGCGCGTAACCCCTACCAATTCTCCTAAGTAATCTAACATTGGGTAACGTGCGTACGCAACAAGATTTTGCAGCGAGGCGTCTTGTATTTGGTTCCTTACCAGCAGTTCCCTGTAAGCCTGAGCCTGAAAAACCAACATTTCAACCTGTGCAGGTTCAACTGTTCGGCCTGTGCGGGCTTCGTAATCGGCTTTTATTTCAGCGAGTATTGCTGCGGGGTTGCGATCTATAAAATTAGGTATGGGTAGGGCCATTTATTATGATTTAAAATAGCTGAATATAAGCGAGACAACGCCCACGCCTACAACAGCTAAAAGCCATGTTATTATTTTTACGTAAACGGTATTTTTTACACGTTCATCTGACAACGCTTTAAGTTCAGCTTTTAGCACATCGTGCTCCGCCCTTAGCGTTGTTATCTGTCCTATCAAACCTTTATCTCCGGATAATTCATTACCTAAAAGAGCTGATTTAATAGTACTAACGTCTTGTTGTATCTTTTCGACACTACCTTCCATTCTCTCAAATTTTACTTTTTCTTCAATTGTCATAGCTTCCATGCTTTAAGTCCTTACTCTAAGTTTTTCTTAAGGGCTTCAGCATCATCGTTTGTTTGCGTGGTTACAACTACTTTGGGTTTATCCAAGTAATTTTTTAAGAGATATGAAATAAAAGTACCTACCGCAGTCATGCCTATGTATTTCCAATTGAACGACAATTCGCCTTTATCGAGTGATTGCTGAACAGCTATTGATACAGAGGTTAATATCGCCAAAAAAGCTCCCTTTAAGAAGTCCCTAAATTTAAGGCTGAATTGTTTGGAGGTTATTACTTTTTCCATAATTAACAAAAAATTAGTACTGACAAATATATAAAAATATATTTAACTCCGGCTTGTAATTCTAAATAAACAAAGAACCAGGAATATAACAAAAACCAAAAGGCACAAATTTATAAAGTAATAGTTTCTAATATCATCGGTAGCAATGTAATATTCGTTCAATATCCACATCAACCACATAGATGCTAAGGAGAATTTTCCAAGGAACTTAAAGCCGCGACTTTTACCTGTAACTATTACTAAAAATAAAAATCCACCATGTGCAAATTTAACCGTATGCATGTAGAACTGCTCAAACCATACAGGTTCTATAAATGTTTTTGGATTCTCAAAATAAGGGCTATAAAAATACCTGCACATAACCAAAAAGCAGCACGCGTTAAAAAACATAATCGACACCAAAATATCCTCTGTATTTTTATCGGCGTAATTTCTGAATAAAAAAAAGCAGGCGTAAACCTGCTTAAATATATTTTTTATAAAACCCATGTTAGTACATTTTACGCCCTTTGATAAAAGGATATGTTTTACTAACCGGGTCATAAGTAACCTCACTCATTTCGTTATTGGTGTCCTCTGAAATTTCGTTATTCTGAGGATTGGCGATGGTTGGATAAGTGAAAAACTTATTTGTAGGCTCGTGCGTAAACGCTTGCGTTCCTGTTTCTGCTAAACTCTTGGCAGAAGATTCTGAAATTACCGATACTGGAAATGTACTCATTATGAAAATATATTAATTATTATGAATATAACAATCGCAACGAAAACCGCGATTAATGCTATCACGGTTTTGTACGTTCTTTCGCTGAACCCCATTTCTCTGTTGAGCTCTTTTAGCACGTTGGTTGATGGAATCATATTTGTCAGCTTCTTTTTTAATCTGGTTAGCATCTTTATAACCTGAAAAAATTACGGTAAAAATAAAAAATAAAAACACTATAGCGGCAAAATTTTTTAAATGGCCTACAATAATTTTATTCATAATAAAAGGTTTTCGTAAAAATAAATAATTATTACTAAAAACCTTTACGGGAAAACCGTAATTATTTTATCCATTCAAATATTAAACCCGTAACTACAGCCGCAGCCGGGCATAAGTAAAAACACCAAGATTTAAGTATGGGTTTCCAATTTTGCCTTAATGCTGCCGATGTACCCTCTAATTTGTTTTGTACTGTGTAAGGCAATAAGCCCGATACACAAAAACCAAAAAAGATACTGCCAACAACAACCCAAAGCCATCTTTGTTCCATAAACTTCACAGCTAATAAGGCTACGAGTATTCCCAAAACCAATGACAATACAACCGTTGTGGTCATATCCCTGCTTCTTTGTTCTTTCATAATGTTTATTTTTTAATGATTAATTTTTCCAAAGATAAATATTTATTCCAAACACCAACACGCCTATGCCTAAAAGCCACCAGGTAAGACCGGCTAAAACAAAAAGGCAATAGGGTATAAAAAACAAGGTCGCAGCACCTACGCCTGTGTATAATTCCTCCTGTTTATCGCCAGGCTCTTTGTTTACTTTATACTGCACCCAATTAATAAACATGCCTAATATTCCACCTAATCCAAAAGAAACAACCGTAAGAACGCATAAGGCGGCTAATGAAAAATCTAACGCTTTGCCTGCAATAAGGGCTATTACAAACACCACAGCAAAATCTAACACAAGGCCGTTTATAATGTTGACATATCTTTTTTTCTTAATGAAGTTTTTCATTTATTTAGCTGTTACAATTAAATCAACAGTTGCCCCGCTTACGTTAACCCATGTAGGAAGTAAGCCCACAACATCAACCCTGTTTCTGACCAGTACGGTAACACCTGTACTGGTTACAGATGTGGTGCGTATATTTTGGCTGTCTAAGCCGTTTATAATATTTGCCTGAACATTTGGAGGCACACTATAAGCAACAGGGAACGTCACTGTGTACGTACCGGCTGCGGTAGTGGTTCCTGAGTATGGCGTGCTGAATTTAGCCGAATTGTTAGGTATAATTAAAGCTCCTGTACTGGCATTATACGTTGCAGCACCGCTACCAGTGGTCGTTAACGTAATAGCATTACGGGCGCGTGTATCGGTGTAAAACAGTTTATTTCCCTCTAATAAATCTGTTGTGCTTTTAGCCGCAAACTTAGTATTGAACAATGGATCAGTTTCTGTGTAACCTGTTAAGAAACCGCTACCGTTAGTTAGCTGATTTGTGTTTGTAGGCACAGATGATGCAAGCGCATAATTTGCAATTGGTATTGTTTTATAATCGCTTTCGCTATTGTAAACCATGAAATAATCAATGCCAATAGGTGCTTTTGTATCTGATTTGCCCCAGCTCGGTAGGTTCCAAATTATTAAAAAAACAGCTATTAAAGCTACCGTAACCTGTAAAAATCTTTTCATATTAGTTTATGTTTTTTAAAATTAATGCCCTGCTCCATGATCCATCGCGGTTTTTAATATACTCTGTTTGGCTTTTAACGAATCCTGGGAACTCTACCTTAGGGCATAGTAATCTAAATGATTCCCTTTGGTTAGAGTACAGCGCGTTCAACTGAGAGTCTGTTTGCGGCGTCATAATAGCATCGTTTATGGCGCTTAAATCTTCGTCTCCCACGCTTGCCGCTTGTTGTGCTGCTAAGTAATATTCTTGCTGTTCAGGCGTAGCAGCATTAAAGAAACAAACACATACAGGGTCGTAAGTAGGTATAGCCCAATTACCCATTACAATAGCCGTTGTGTAGCATGTGGCAGGGTCTGTAGGTAAATAAGGTGTATTATACATTGCCCGTAAAGTACCGCAGTCATATACGGTATAAGTCTGGCCATAAGACAAGCCATACACAAGCATAAAGGTAAATAAAATAAGTTTTTTCATATTAAGATTTTGTGTTTGTTACTAAAATATATTGAGCACTCATTTCGTCAAGAGTGCTGCCAAAAGTACAAGTTAAATGTATGTATATTGTCTGGGTTAAGTCTAAAGCTTCTGCCTGTGTGTTAGCTCCATTTAGGGTTGAATCTGTAGATGAATTTGTGCCCCCATTCATTAAATAAAGAAGTCCGGCAGTTATTTTACCCGCCCTATATATTTTATGCCTTTTACCTACGGCAGTAGTAGTTATAATGGCTCTTGGCACTACTCCTGATATTGTTGGACTATTTGTAATATAAACTCTTAACACTTTAGTTCCGTTTTGTAAGTTATTCTCCAATACAGTTTCAAGCGTCATATAGCCATTTGACATTGTATTTGCAGTTATTGTATATGTTTTTATTATGCTTTCAGAAGAACCAACAACACTACCAAATATCTGATAGTTATTTATATCTATTAAAGCTGTTTTAGCGTATTTATAAAATTCTGCATTAATTGCTGTTGCCGATGGCGCAATTGTGGTTGAAGCAGCTAAAGAGTTTTGAACCCTACCATTAGCTACCGCATCCCTTGCGGCTGTATATGTAGGCGATATTCCAATTACAGGCGTAGTAGTTCCATTTTCGACCGTAATTTCTCCTGATACGCCCGTAACGCTTGTAACTGTGCCGCTACCGCCTGTGCTGCCGATATCCGCTAAGCCTGCTGTATTAAATGGATGGTCTACACCGTTAGCCCTAACTGATAATCCTAAAGTCCCCGCTGAATTAGGAATTTGCACAATTCTATCAGTAGTTAGATTATCCGATTTAATGTTTGCCGTTCCGACACTACCTACAACATTAAACTGAATACCTTGTATAAATGACTGTGATACTAAAGGATTGAATGTAAAATAATTAAAATTTGTTATTTCCTGCAATCCTCTTGTGTCTGTGTAATCCTGTGCATTAGTAGTTGCCTGTGATATAGCCTCGTTTTTAGCATCATCTACGTATGTTGTCGTCGCGTAACCTGATAAATCTAAACCTACATCGCCATCAACAGGCGCGACACCATTAACGCTTGTTACTACCGAACCTGTAATGTCGGTAAACTGTAGTTGGTTGCCGCTCGGGAATTCAATATACCCATCATGATATGTTGTGCCACCTATAATCCCCCATGCCGTAGCGTTTAGTTGCCCTGTGTAGGTATTGCCTGCCGCACCTACAGCTTGCAGGCCCGGCGTTACACCTGAGCCACCACCGCCAACATACGATAGCAACTGCCCCCAAGTCATACGCATTAGCCTCCCGTCGGATTTACGCCTAAAAACAGGCTGCACCGATGTACTGTCAACTGCCTGCGCTGGATTTTGTATGAATTTTACAACGCCGTTTATATCGCCCTGGGCAAAACCCGAGAGCGATAAAAAAATCATGAATATTAATAATTTGAATTTCATATATCTGTTTTTAATTTTTATTCGTACCCTGCTAACTATTCTTCGAAACCTGGTTCGCCTTCAAAAAATAAGCCTGAACGGAAGTTCCAAATATGGTTGGCTATATCATCTTTAGGCTCTACACCGTTCCACCTTGTAGGCACATACGCGCGGCCGTCGGTGGCGTCAGTTCCCCAGAAAAAATCCCCCGGTTCATCATAATCGTTAACGTTTATGCTCTCGGGTGTTGGCGCAGATCCCGGTTTCCATCCTTTAAATATTCGCTCAAATTTACCGAACGGAACCGATTTCAAAATCAACTTCCCTGTAAACCCATCCAGAACCAAAGGATATAACGCAGTTAAATCCAAACCACCACCCCCTGTACTCGTTGGTATTCCTAATATTATAGCCGTCAAGACAGCGCGCATACGGGCAGGGTCTATATAACCCGTACTGTTGTCTATAATATTTGCGTTAACAATATTTAGTAATTCCTGTTGTGTAGGCATATTTCTTGTATTTTATGAGAACCCAAAATCGAAACCGCCGCTAAACGCACGGCCTACCGATGGCGGGTCTATTTGTGTTTGCCTGTCTATATAAAACATAATTTGCGTAACCTCGCCCGATTCCAACAATTCGGCACTAAGCTCGAAATCAATTCGTGAGCCGGTTATCGCGTACGTTAACCCGGTAACTCGGATACGGGTTTCCCATTTACTGAGGCTATCAAGTATTTCGGCAGATATGTTGGCTACTGCGGTATTTACCGGTGTATCTACATAGCGCCATATTTCGGAACCGAATAACGGCCTGAGCGGGTCGCTGTTTTTAGCGGTAGTAAAAATAATCCCGATGCATTGGCGTATATCATCCAGACCCTCAGCAATCATGCCAGGGCCGAGTGTTGACAGTTGCCAGTTTACCGATCGTATATCTGCGAGTGTTGTTGCCATTATGGTATTGGAGGCCCGGACGTACCGCCACCTGTTTGCACCCCTGAATGGGCGTGAGTTGATAATTTAATAAGGCCCGATTGTACCTCGCCTGTAGCGGTTAATTTGCCGGCAAGCTCGATGTCTCCGGTTATATTTAATGAATCGGCAGTAATATCGATTTGGCCTGCAACGTTAACGGTTAATTTATGGGACGCCCTGTCGTATTTAATCGACGTTTCATCCGAAAACACAACCGTAACCGCGTCCGCTGTAACGCCTGCGGGTGGCGGTGTTCCTGTATTATACAGCGCGCCTAATATTACCCCCTCTTCGCTATGTTCATCCATTAAACAGGCTACCTGCTCGTTGATATCGAACATACTGAAAAACTTACTGCTTAACGTACCCTGTACGCATATTTGCAGCCAGTCTGAAACAATATCGGGTTCGTCAAGGAATTTAACACGGGCAAAACCTGTGTTTATATTTATTTCTGATATGTTTCCAAATCTTAACATTTTGTAAAAATAGTGAAAAAATAAAAATAAATGTAAAAAAGTTTTGTAGTGCTGGTTTCATGGGGTTTACCTGAAAAATCCCCCACCGTCTAAGCTCTCGCCTGCCTTACCTACCAAATAATTACGTACCGGTACGTCTTTAGGTTGTTGCTTCGGCTTAAATTTCGACACTTGCTGCTGTTTTGTAGGCTCTTGCAGGCGTTTTATTTCGCATTCGGTTGTGTAACAACCCGATTTATCAATCTTATGTGTGCTGCCTTTAATATGGTATTTACCGGATAATTTACCAAATCC